TGGATTTATGATTATTTGATGAGCGTTGACCTGTCCGCATTTGACGCGCACGGGGCCGCGCCGGAAACGGAAGGGCTGGCAATGATAACCGAGGTCACGAAATCGGACGCCGTGTCGTGGTTAGAAACGCAGTACGAGCAACGCGCCGGGGCGTTCGCCTCGCCCATTGTGGACATGATTGCAATTGAGCGCGACGTTGCGACGTTCGCCCCGCCGAACGTGTCGCGCTATATGAACAAACAAAAAATCGCGATGTTTCTTTACGGCTTGGGGTTCGCCCCGCGCGAGTACCGCTTAAACGGGGTGCATAGGCACTCATGGTTCAACGGTGATGATCTCGCTTTCGAGCGGGAATTGAAAAAGTTGCGGGAAGCGGCGCAGAAAGAGAAAGAGAAAAGCGTCGCAATTTGACGATTTTTTGTTGACAAATTGACGACGGTTTATTATATTATATACACGTGAAGGTGGTAAAATGAAAAAAACAAGAATTAAGCCGGCGGAGTTACTTAAGCTCCTGGACAAGCACGATCTGCAAAAATACGACATTTGCAAAATTTGCAACGTGTCGGCGGCAACGGCCGAGCGGTATATCAAACACGGTATACCTGAGGCGCAATACCGGCTCATGCAGCTCAGTTTGGGGGATTTATGAAAATTTCTCGGGCGTGGGCAATGCCAAATCCAAACACTTTTTCCATAGCTCCCATCAAAAAACTGATAGGAACCTACGTCGCGGGGAAAAAATTCATTATTGATCCATTTGTACGAAACAGTCCGTTTAAAAATGTGAGTTTGTCGAATGATATTGATAAAAATATAGTGGCCGATTTCCACATGGACGCACTGGAATTTTTAAAACAACAAACGTCAAACAGTTTTGACTTGTGTTTATTTGATCCGCCATACTCGTCGCGACAAGTAAGCGAATGTTATAAAAATAGTGGCGTTGCTGTAAATATGCAAACAACGCAAGCGAAATTTTGGACGGACATAAAAAAAGAAATTTCAAGAATCGTTAAACAAAACGGGTTTTGTATCACTTGCGGGTGGAACAGCGGCGGCGTGGGCAAAAAGTACGGTTTTGTCATAGAAGAAATCTTATTGGTGGCGCATGGCGGTTGGCATAATGACACTATTGTTACAATTGAGAAAAAAATATTGAAGGATTAGCGTTTATGAAAAAACCGTTTTGCGCCGCTCTGATCGTTCTAGGCATCACGCTCGACACTTATTTTTACGCCTTTCGTTTCATCGCCGACGGCCTTCCCGTCGTCGTGGCCGTGGCGTCGGGGATCGCACTGGAATTGTTGCTGTCGTTCGCGGTCTATAACGCGCGCCGGGCGAAAATATTCATTGTTATTGCCGTCGCCATCACCGCTTACACCGTCGTGCAAACGGCAGCAGGTCAGACGTTCGCCCTGTTGTCGCATACGGCGAGCGTCGGTACGGCGACCGAACACGGCACGGCGTCGTTCACTATCGAACAGTGCAAACAGAACATTGAACGATTGACGGCGGAAGCGGACGGTATCACGGCGCAGTTAAAAAGCCTTCGCAGTGCGGAAGCGCGGGCGGCGTACGCGGGTACTATTCAACAGGCGAACGGTCGTTTAGAGCGCATCATGCGTGAGCGTTCGCAGCTGTTGGACATATTGTTGAAAACGTCGTCCGAGTCCGTGACCGGAGCCCGGAATGCAGACAGCCGTAAATCCATTTACGGTTTTTATGCCGGGATGGTTGATTGGAAAAAAGATGATTGGTTGAAATTTGTTTTCCATTTCTTTTTGTCCGTCCTCATCGCAATTATGGCCCCGGTTGGAATTTTGTCGTGGGGGCATCAAACGACAGTTCACGCGACGTTTTCCCGGCAACAAATAGAAATGTTTGTAGCCGCCGCGTGGTATCGGATTAGAAATAATACCGGCGCGACGGTATTGTCGGAAGTCGCTTATAACGAGTTGCTACAAAAGCGCGGGCATCCGGTGGAAACGGGCGTGTATTTCGCGCTCATGAATAAATGCGTTCAGTTGGGACTTGTCAATACAAGCGGCTTTGCGCTGGAAAAAGATCATAAAAAAGTGATTGAAAAACTGGCCGGGGAGCGGCCGGACGTGCGGCTTATCCTTAAAAGCAAAATGCGGCAAATAAAAAACTACGCGGCCAGTTTACGAAAGACTGACACCGCGTAACGGGTGGGGGTGCGTATGTGGATGATATTACTATGCGTGGTTGCGTCGGTCGCCATCCTGTTATTCTACCGGCGGCGGCGCGCGTCGGAATATCTTAATTTGGAAGAGTATTATAAACAAAAATACGTTGCGCCGAAACGCCGTAAAAAATAGGAGGCCGCTATGAAAAAAATGTTGATTGCGTTGGGTGTCCTTGTTTGTGGGCTGTTGGTTCTGCTATTCGGGCGCATTCATGCGCGGTTATGGCAGTTGGAAAGCGTTCAATCGTTTGATCATGCCTCCATAATAATATATTTACACCCGGATGAACAAGTGGTAAAATGTTATCAGGAGTTTTTATGGCGGGAACAGGCGAAATAATGGCACTACCACACGTAGCGTAAACCGGCTTTCACGCCGATTGATTGACCGCCCAAAACAACACCGCCGCCAACAAACACGTCACCAAAAACCCGGCGATAATATCCAATGTCATATTGCACCGCGCCTTTTAAATCGTTTTGAATTGCATACACTATGTCGGTTTCAATGATATTCATAGGCCGGTACGGATTGATTTTTAGCGTTCGTTCGGCCGTTCGCTCGCACAGACGCGCTTTTATTTTTATTTCGTCCCGGCCCGCGTCCTCTTTTTCAATCGTCATCGGGGCCGTATCCATGCACTTTAGCGCCACCAGATACGCCCCGCTAATCGTTCCCTGGGCGGTGTCGGTATAATTCCGCACAATGGCCGAGGAAACGGTCGCGCCGGCCCATTGCGCGCGCTCCGCCGGGGCGTTCCGGCCGGAAAGGTACTGGCCGCCGAAAAAACCGACGGCCGCGCCCGCGAGAAATAACGCCGCGCCGTTTATGATGGTTTTCTGTAGTCCCATTGCGACCTCGTACCACAATAAATTTCTGCCTGTTGTTGCAAGAACGTTTCCACCCATTCATAGGACGATCCGCGAACCATACCAATCCGCCCACCGTTTTTCAGTATCTCCCCGGTGAAAAAATCTTCGGTCTCTTTGGTTAACCGAAACACGTACACATCAGGCAGGTCGTGCGGGGGCGGGTTGGGTATCCGTCTGATTCTGGTTTCGATGAAAATCATGGGGCGCTGTCCGGTCCCTGGGTGTTCGGCCGCCGTCCCAGCCACTGCTCCGCGCCGTATTGAAGGACGTTGGCCGCCATGTAAATCACCACACCGTCCCGGACGTATTCAGCCGGGAAGTCCTCCATGAACAGGTACATCAGCACCAGCGTGATCAACCCCACGTACTTGCGGCTGAGAAACATGTCAATCAGCCGGTCCCGTATTTTCCCCCAGGTCGTTTTCATATCCGCTCCCCTTCCGGCGCGGCGTGCTTGCGCTTTATCATATGATCACCAGCTCACTCGGTAGCTCCGTGTGGTCCATTAGGTAGTAGTTGAACAAACAACGCTTGTTGGCTTTGTACATGTCGGAGGATAGGACCTCATCCATCAAAATATTGAAGTCCTTAATGTCTTGGTACACCTGGCACGCAGCCGACCACACGCCGATGTGCTCCTCGATTTTATACGCATCCCCACGATGGATGTTCGCCCCAAAGTACCCCGTGAATATTTTGGGGCGTCCATTCTCTTGGATGAAGTGTCCGTACCGATCAACGCGCCACAGTTGCTGCGGTTGGCATCGTGGGTTCAGCTCCCGCGTGTTGATCAATGCGGTGTACTGGGTTTTTCCGTGAGGTCCTACGCAGTGGGTATCAAAATGGGGGCCGTGAACCATAACGCCCGTTCCGAGGGGATTCATGGGATGGTCCCGGATATAATAGGACGAAGGGTCCACCGTACCTTTGGCTACAAAAATCATCCTATCCGTCCAAAACCCAACGGTGTCGTTCCACACGCTGTCTAGCAGGTTTTCAAAATTACGGATGCCAAACGGATTTACTCCGCGAACGTCCAGCCCCGCATTTTCCCAAATATGCCGAAAAGTTTCAATCATGCTGGAGCTTTCAATTATTTTATTCACGATGGCACCGCTCTTTGATTTTGTTATGCTCTGCTTTTAAATCTGCGAATTGGGTGGCCGTGTTTTCTGCTTTTGACCGCGCATCCCCTACCAAGTCAAATAATTTCTGCGTGTCTTTACCAGTCAATTCCAGGGATTTTTCCAATTGATCCATGCGCATATCTGAATATTTGCAAAACCCTTCGATAACGATTTTAACTTCTTTAAGAAGGGTTTCCCGCCCGGTCTTGTCTCGCTCCTCGGCGGTCTCGATCATTTTTTTAATCAGTACCCAAACAACCCGGCCAGCGAATGCCGAAACAACAAGAACAGCCCCAACCCAGTCAGGAATGTTAGAAAAATCGAACCCGCATTGTACAATCGTCGAATTTGTTTCAAACACATTTCACCCCCCTATCACGTTGATAGTTTTTAAAAGTTAAAATAATTCCACCGTTATTTTATCATCTGCTTGCGGAGGTTGTCGGCCTCCGCGTTGAGTGTTTTTATTTTCGCTTTCGCTTCCTGTTTCACACTCGCACCGGTGTCATCGTCGCTAATCTCAGCTACCGCACGGATGCGCTTAATGTCAAGCTCGCGGAGCTGCAATTCTATGATGCTATTGGTGACAGCTTTGCGTCTTTCTTCATCAATAATCCAGTTACCATTTCGGTATATGTACCATGGATCGGGTGGCTTCGGATCGGTTGTAAATCCGTTTGGCACTTCCCGCGTCGGGCATATCCGCTTTATCCCGTCATCAACATTCCAAATTTCACTGCCGACATAATTATTTACATAAACCCATTTCCCATTTTCGTGCTTTGCAACCTTCCCGGAAATGTTTTCCGGTTGATCCAACAAATATCTTGCCGGATACAGAAAACCGCCACCAACAGGATTGGTTTGACAAACATGCTGCCCAGAATAAAAACCGTTCTCGTCGTATGTGTAGACTATCATGGCACCCTCAATATTTAATTATGTAATTGACGCCTACGGCGTTATCACGCGTTGTTATGCCGGTGCGCGGTGTGCCGTTTGTCCCGTCTGTTACATGCGCGGTGATAATGCTTCTTCCGGATTGAAATGTGTCATAATCTGCGGTGTAAGTACCGCTGCCGCCCATTAAGAGATTCGCGCCGTCCTCTTGGAGGTTATAAATCCATCCCCCAGCAGCATTGCGACCGGGGAACGTGAATTTATGCCCTTGGTATCTGTCTTCTTCCGGCACTCCGAGCGGAGGGCTTGTTTTAGCATTGCCGTTAATAGTCTGTGCGCCGTACCCCTTGAGCGCAACTGCACGTAAATCCGGGAGAAGGAAGTTATTAACACCGTTCCCACCAAACGGCATGTGTCTGAGAGTATGCACACCAGATTGGACCATTCCAGATGTGTCGATCGCAGTACCAGCGACAGCGTTGGCGTATGTCGTAGCGAGACGAAACGTGTTCGCATTAACATATATGACAAAATAATTAGTGAAGACCGCCAGATTGGTCGGGAGCGTTCCGGTTGTTGTAAGTTCTATGCGATCCCCGGTCACGAACCCGTGACCATTGAGCGTCGCAACGCCCGGATTTGCCTCTGTGATGGTTACTGTTCCCTTACTGCTCGTTATGGCGGAATATAAATCGTCATACGCTGCACGATCGAGCGACGAACCGTCGCACAGTAACCATCCTGATGGCGCGGAAGAGCCGCCATACGGCATTATTGAACCAGTGATTATGTCTCCCGATGATTTTTTCCACGATCCCCACACCCCGCCGGAATAGTTTATTTCCCACGTGTCAAGCGATGTGTCGTACTTCGCCGTAAATCGACCGGACGAGTCCGTTGGGTTCCACACGCCCGTAATGCGCCACGCGCCGGAATATGGCGTGTCCGTCACGCCCGCGGTGCACGTGAATTCCGAGCGGCCGTTATACGTGTCGGCGTTGGCAAGGGCAGCCGTTTTAAAACTACCGCTGGTGAGCGCCACTATCGCCGGATTTCTGTCGTCCAATGCTTTAAGGTCGGCGAAAATTGCGGCGTTATTGGCACGTAAATGGTCGCCCCGCGCGGCGGCCAGGTCGCTAAAAAGCGGCGACGGGAGCGCAGGGTTGGACGGATCGGGATAAGGTAAGCTCATGTTATTCGCCTCTTGTCCGTGATGGTATAGATTACCTCGTCAATGTCAACAATGAACGTTTTTCCCGTCGGAACGATCCGGCGGAGTAATTCAAAAAGTGTGGCCGTTGCGAGCGTGCCGCCCGCCAGTTGCCGCAATTGGACGGTTATTTCGTTGGTCATAATCGCCGTCGCGGCCCACGTCGAAAACGTGCCGTAGCCCTCAGTCGGCCCGTCCGCCGGGGGCGGTTGCGCGGAGTCGATGGCGTACGTCACGCTGGACGGAGACGGGGCCAGGACGGTTATCGCCTCAGGGACCGGGCGAGCCTCACCCGGTTCAATAAGCCCTAAGTCGGCGTTAGGGGATGAATTTTTACGCCACGCCGTACCATCTGAATAATAAACCGCGCCGTGATCTCCCGTCCCGTCGTTCTCCACGATGCAAATAGTACCCTCAGCGGCAACCGCGACCGGTATAGACGCTGAATACGCGGGCGGGGTGGAAAAATCTGATACCGGTCGAGGAGCGCACCACACGAGCGACGCGCCGGAAATATAACCGCGCGAATAATACGTCGCACTCGCGGCGGTGTTTGTCCACCCGGAAGGCGTCGCCCAGGCGCGCGCGGCGTACGTCGTAGGGGCGGGCGTCGAAGGCGGCGTTCCGGCGGTGGAATAGATGATAAAACCGGTGTCGGCGTTAGATGGCAGTAAATTACCCGTGACGATATATGGTACAAACGTACTGTCAAACCACGAAAACGGCGCAAGGCATAGCGTTTGAATAACCAGAAGAATGTTTTTTATTGTGCTTCGATTCCAACCGTTAGAAATCAGTTTGTAGAGCGCCGCCGCCTGATTGTTCGTACCGCCAAAAAACCCAAATCCGTATTGCGTAAGCAGGTAGTCAAGCCACGGCGTCCGGGGGCTGTCCAAGTGGTTGACAAGCCACGGCGTCATAATCAGCGTTTTCACCGCTTCCGCTTGAGCGACACGGACCGCTAGAATGCTATTCCACCAGGTAATAAACGCCTTGTGTTGATCCGGCGCGCTGTCCGCTAGGTTGAAATAACCCGGCGGCGTCAATTTGGCGACGGTCATTTTTGCGCTTAAATCCATTCCGTCACCTGAACAGTAATTGTCACGTTGGCCGGGTCGATGAATAAATACCGGTCAAACCACGACGTGTCATCACTAAAAAGCGCGTCATTTTTAAAATCAATAAACTTTGTCGCGCCGCTGTCAAGCGACAACGTAACGGCGGCCTCTCCGCATAGGTCGGGATCGATCACCATTTCAAGCGTAGCCACCGAGTCAAAAAGGATTTGCGGCGTAAGCGATATTGAGTCAATGTCACACACAAGTGACTGAATGGTTGCGATTCCGAACGCAGGGGCGATAGAACCGGCCAACGTTGCGCTTCCCGCAACGTCCACGTCCGTTTCTACGTCGGCCCCCTCGCCGTCGCTATACGTGATTGTTGTCGTTCCATCGACACCGGAAAACAGTTGAATGAGCCGATTGATAAACAGCGTGGCAAAATTGTTGGCCTGGGCGATGAGCTCCGACCGCTCCGCCCCGCTTGACGCCCGCACGTTTATTACTACGTCGAGCATGGTTGATACCGGTTGCGCAACCGTGAAGAAATATGATACGGGAATTTCCGACGTGTATATCGTGCCGCTCATCACTACGTGACGCGCGTCGCCCAGATTTTGCGCGTTGATGAATTCCAACCGCTCGGACAGGATTTGTAAAATTGGGACTATGTCCTCAGCGGTAGAAAGTATCCCATACGGCACCAGGACGACCACATTGTAACCGCTCGCAGGGACCGGCACCGGATCGACAATAGCCGTAGCGGTTGGGTTGACGTATATTCGGGCGTCCGCATATATCGTTTTTAACGCCGTTTCGACGGCGACCGAGCCGCTTTGTGATCCGTATTCAGTCTTTTCCGCCGTCACGCGGTTTAGATATATCGCGTCACTTTCCGCCGCCGCACCGTTGAGGAAGGGGAGCGTATTCTCGCCGGACAGATCGGCGTAACCGGTAATAGTGAACGTCCGACCGGCCGGAATATTACCACCGATTCCCGTCTCGGTGCATGTGACAAAAATATGCGCCGATCCTTCGCCGGGAATAACGAATGATGATACGCCGACGGTGTATTCTTGACCGCTGGACGCGATAACAAGTGTGTTCAACGCGATCGCCACGGCGTCCGGTGACGAATTGGTGACAAGCACATAGCCAGACGCGGCGACCGCGCCGCGCCGGGGATTGTTCGGATTCAGTAAGTCGATCATTGCGCCCACGGGGGCCATCATCGCGGCGAGTGTTTCACCAATAAACTGGTCAAGGTTAACATCGCCCTGCGCGAACATGTTAGCAAGGATGAGTTCGGGCGGGTTGCCAGGGCTGAATTTGATTGTAGACGGCGCGTCGTTGATTATGGCGGCGAGCGCATCTTCAAACGTGAGTTCCGTATATATTCCGTTCGTTATGGGCATATCAGTCCACCGTTATAATTCCATTTTCATATGTAATAGAAAACGGATTGTAGTATTTTGACACTATACGTTTCACGTCGGCGATTTTGTCCGCCGTACTTTGCGACAGTTTCCACACTAGCGGATTGCGTCCGTATGAGCTATCGGCGAAATTGCCGCCCTGTTCGCAGCGGCACTCACTCATCGCGTCCTGTTCAAGTGACTGTAAACCCGTCACCTGTTTGGCCAGACCGGTAACCGCATCAAATAATATGTTTCCATCGCCGTCAAGTTGAAAAGCCATAATCCCCGCCTAATCTAATTGATGTTTAAGCGATAGCGCCAATGGCGGCCATACCGGCGCAAGCGGCACTTGTGGAAACGGATTAATACCGCCCGTCGGCCCCGGCGCGACACCTGTTGCGCCCCACGCATAAAGGGCCGTTATTGCCGCGTCCACTGATTGTGCCCACGTTTGTACTGTTTCGCCAAGCAGCATGTGACTACCGCCCTCACCGAGCGTCACCAGGCCTTTTATCTGCGTGAGTGCAACGGAAAAAACAAGTATTTGCGCGAGCGACGCGATAATGAGCGGGAACGCCCCGCCGTTATCGTTGAAAATCATTTGCGAAGATTGTAAAAGGTCGTTCAACCCCTCGGCGCAAATTACCGTGTCGCCAATCGTCGGAACCAGTCCATTCACCGGCAGCGCTTCGATGTCCGGCGCATCCGTCCCGTCCACGCGGGTGTATTTTGGTATCACAAAAAACGATCCCGGTGTCACTCCCACGCTTTTTACCGTCGCGGCGTAAATCATAACGACACCCCGTATATTTGCGATTCCAAAATCCCATCAACCCGCATTTGCGACAGTAACCAATTGTTCGTAGCCGTGACCTCACAACAAAGTTCTTCATCGTTCCGCGTTATCGCGTAACGTAAAATGTAGGCGTCATATGATGCCGGAACAAGCGGGCCGAGTTTAGGAAACGCCGATTTGAAACCTTCAAAAAGCGCCGATTGACTGTCATTATACAACGTCACTTTATCAAAAAGTGCAGCGTTAAAAATCGGCGTTTTAAATTTCACGTTTGCGTAATTCTCGACGCCGACGCCCCACATGAGCGCCGACATGCCGTAACCGAGAAAGGAAAACCGATTCCCCGCAACAAGCGCGCCGACGGTCGAGGGGGCCGAGCTTTGCGAATAAAAAGAAATTATTTTGCCGTTAATCTTATAAAGAATTTTATTTTGCAGACAAATTTCATCCAAAATTTTAGCAAGCGTAGACGGTTGAAATAACCGGCCCGTGACCGGCGGCGCGGCGGCGACGCCCGGGGCGAACGAACACACATAGCCGAGCCGCGCCCCGATCGCCGTTAATTGCGTATTCAGCGGTAAAAGCGTCGAAAGTTGAAAACCAAGCTCCTTTTTTACAATCGTGTCATCGAACGACGCGCCGCGAATATACAGCGTTGCATTAGTGCCGTAGGCGTCCGGTTGCAATACGACGGAATACGCGACGAAAGAACGGTTTACCGCTACCAACGCCGACGCGCGTTCAACCACCACCGCCGTCATAATTTTAACCTGCGGATTAGCGATTTTGTCAGTCAATAGCGAGTCCGCCAACGATACGGCATAATCAACCGACACCCGCGAAATGAGCTCGGACGGCGGCGATGCCACCGCCGCATTCAGCGTCATTTTCAGCGCCGCGCCGAGTGGAACGCCGTTATGCTGAACGGTATAACTGTATTTACACGAATATATATTCGGCGGTGTGAGCGCCAACACGTCAGACGGTTTATTGAGGTAGGCGTAAATAAGCGCCTCCGCGTCGCTCCACCGGTCCGAGCTGTCCGTCATGTCCGCAATAATAACGGGCGTGCACACAATTGATGTCGGGTAAAAGATGATCATATATAATCTATTCTATACCACACGGTATCGGTATCGAAAATATCACCGGACGGGATCGCCCCCGTCGAAAACAGGCCGCAAAATATGTCTCGTCCGGGAAGCGCGTAAACGGTCGCCTTATACACGGGCGCGCCGGTTGTTGCGTCGTAGATTTTAACCAAATAGTTCCCGTCGTCGTCGGTGCGGGCGTACTCCCACGCGGCGATTTCCCCGCCCGCGCACCGAATCGCATTTTGCGCGCCCACGGCGGGCGGCTGGAATTGAAAAAGCGTAGTGACGACCGCTTGCGTTATGTCCAAGAAATAGCTCAGAACATGCCCCCGAGATTCGAGCCGCCGTTCGGGGCCGCAACCTCCGACGCGACGGTAAGCGCCGCGCCGAGTAGTGACGACAAGTCGCGCGCTGAAAACTGTTCACGGAGTCTGATCGTCATCGCCACGCCCGCCTCGCCCGCGTTATGCGGCGGGCTTATTTCTTCGATATACCACGCCGACGATAAATAGGGCGTTGTCTGCTGTAATACGCCCAGGGGGATATATGATCCCAATATCATAATCGGTTTCATGTAATTTTTCATCTGATTAAGGACCGATATACATGACGAAACGTATCCAACCGCGAGCCCTGATAGGTTCGGCAACACTGCGCCGAACGACGCAACCGAGTTGGCGACAAGCGCGGCGTTATTCAAGACAATTTGAATAACGCGAAAAACGCTTTGATCGCGTGACGCGGGGATGTCCGATAGTATGATGTCAAGGTCGATGGTGGACGCTTCAATAACCGACCGGGCTTTAAATTCGCCCGCCTGAGTCAGGTGGCCGGGGAGCCTGACAGATGCGCGCGCCCGTTCGTTTGGAATTTCGCACATGCAAAACGTAGGAACGGGCGCGTCGGCCGTCGGCAGGCCGATAATAAGCGCGGAGTTAAATAAATTTGTAACCGCGCCGCTAATCAGACTGGCAACGTTGATTGTTATGGCCACTATTTACCCGCCCTCGGCGTCGCACCGGAAAATGACGTCATAGCTTTTTTCACGCTGGATAGGCTAGGGCTTTTCACCAGGTCATTCAACGCCGCTGTGACTTTTGGAATTGTGACGGCAAGTCCGTTAAGCGTGTTAATAGTCGCGTTTATGGCTCCGGCAAATTTCAGACCGGTATCATATAGTGTGACTTGCATCCGGTTGAAATTGGTGGTCATGCCGCGCACCGCACCGGTACTTTTACCGGCTATTGTGGCCGTCTGCGCTTCCTCGGTGTCCGCAAACCACGCCGCGTTTTGCTGCGTCCGCCGCTGCCCCGGTGCCATACCTTGTATTTCGCCCGCGTAGTTTTTCAATAGCGCCGCTTGCAATTTCTGTTTGATCGTCGGCGGCAATCCCTGAAAGCTGCTGGAAAGTTGGCCAAGCATCCACCCCTTATCTGTGCCGGTCGATTCCCAATCACCCGCACCCACGCGGGCAAGCGCACGTGTGTCTTTTTTACCAATTAATTTGTTGATTTCATCGGCTAGCGGTTTCTGAATTTTTCCCATTGATCCCGATACCGCGTCAATAAACATGGCCCGTTCATTGCGGGAAAGTGGGCCGCGCTTTGTGACCTTCTCGCCGTAATACGCGGCGGCAGCGTTGCGTGTGGTGAGTTGGTGAAAGGCGGCCGTGGCCTGTTTTGCCATATCGATGGAACTTTTCGCCATCGAAAGCGTACTATTGGCAATGTGCGCGATACCCTCCGGCAGACGGCCCAAACTGACGCCGAGGACGGATATTCCCGAAAGCGACGTCCCTATGGCAGATGTGACGCTTGAAATGGTCGCGGCCGGATCGAGGGTTGACGCCGCGCTCGCAAAATTCTGCGCGCCGCCCTTGAATTTATCTACCGTCTTACCGAATTTTCCCTCATTTAGTTCCCGCTTTCTGTTCGTTTCTTTTGTGGCGTTTTCAAACGCCTGCGCGCCCGCTTTAAATTTATCCGGCGCCTTTCCCAGTTCTTTTTCGCGTGATTCCCGTTTTTGGCGCGCATCCGGCGCCTTTCCCAGTTCTTTTTCGCGTGATTCCCGTTTTTGGCGCGCATCCGCCGCCCGGCCGGTTTTGGCGGTATCGGGCGTAATTTTTACAATCTGTTTCTTTTTGGAGAGGTCGCCGCCCTTTTTGCGAATTTTATCCATCGTTGCAAGAACAAATTTTTGTCCCTGCATACCGAGCGTTACGAGATAGTTATCAAGTTGCGGCATATCCACCCTCTCTTAAAAACACATTCCACAACCGCCCGGCCTCATCGCTGTCAATACCCTGGGCCTCGGTGTATGACAGGACGTGATAAACAATCAATAGGTCAAAATCGATTAAAGATACGGCGTAAAAAAAAACCTGTCCGCGACGTTTGACAGTAGAATTATCACTTCCACCGGCAGATTCGACAGGTCGGTTTTACACGGCACACCATTCGCAATCACGCAAAATTGCGCCGCGAGCGTTTCAAAGGCTGCCATCGCCGAACGCTCGCGCGCCCGTGCAATTTGCAAACTGTTTGTAGGCTTTTTGATGGTATAGATTACCCCGTCATAGCGCACCTTTACCGCGTCGGCGC